ACGCATAGGTTCCATAATGACGCATGTTTTTTTCTAAAAGCATTGTTTTACCTCATATAAGATTTGTCTTATATGCTTAACAAAAGAAAACCCGCAACGCAAGCGGGTTAAACTTTTATTTTTTTCTACGTCTTTTAGGCTTGCTGGCTTTCCGGCTTAATTCGTCAAAATCGGACCCGTAAAGTAAACGGCCAATCCAATTAAGCAGGAACATTTTCAACCTCACGATTTCTTTTACTGGCACTTAACAAAGCTAAGTGAGCACGGTGTAAACATTGCCTAGCGTCATTTAAATTTTTGCCAATGTTAATTCTAGTTTCAACACCGGACGGCACACGATCAAAGATTTCGTCTAAATCTTCACAAGAAATCATTTCGTGAATATCGCGTAGTTTTTCTTGCAGATAATATAAGTCCGTCAACATATATCTGCTTAAGTTGTCTTGTTTCATTTATAACCTCACTTTCTATAGATGCGATACTATGCGATTATGTGGGACATATCAATGCAAAAACGTCATCCCAAACAAACTTTTTTGTATGCATTAACCGCGGTTCCGTTTTCAAGCCGTCCGCTTTCAAATCTATTGCTTGGCTCGCGTGATACAAAAACAAAATTGGTGCCGCTTCCGGTTTGTTTTGCTTCTTAACTAAGGTCCAGCAACTAGAATGTTTATGCCTAAAATGCCATGCAACTTGATGCGGGCTCAGATTAACTGCGTTAGCTTTACAAAACTTTAACTCAACGAAATGGAAACGCCCGCTCTCGTCACAAATCAAAAGGTCTGGTATTCCTTGACTTGCCCAGTTCTCAATTCGTGTAAGCGTCAGGGTCCTTTTCGACCTCTTCAAAGCTCCCCTCAATTGTTGATACAGGGCCGCTTCCATCTTCGTCTGGGGTAATATCAATTGCGCCATAGGTACGCTTCAATTCATCCAAAGCTTTTTGCACTTCTTCTTTGCTCATACTGTCAATACTGCCGTGTCGGATTTCCGATTTACTTACATATATATCGCCTTGCGCCTGACCTCTTCGATATTCGGCCTGTACTGCGGCACTATATGCACCGTTTTCCAGCGCCAAATCTCTAATTGTTTGTAAGGATCGAACATGCCGTTGGTAAGTGACCCCAAACTTTTCGTCTAATTCGTCCCGATATTTTCTTATTGCTGCGCAAACGTGGGGACTTATGTGGGGGTTTGTCATCTGCGATGCACGAACTGGCGCAGACTTAGGCGTATATCCTGCACGTTCGGCGGCTTCGGTCATTGTGATGGTGCCGTCATTAGCGACCAGTTCTTTTACAAATTTCTCCTGCATACGGGTTAGCGGAGAATTTTCGTGTAACCGTTTGCGACCTCTTAACTCATCTGGGTTTTGTTTGGTCCAACGCTTTCCTGTCGGTTTTTTCTTCGCCCGTAACACCAAACCCTTCGGAATTGGGGGTGTTTTTGTCATAAGTAACACCTTTTATTTTGCTATAATTGTGTCTTAACAACGAACAGGTACTAAATCTAGTGTAAGAGTTTATAGGTTTGTATAAGAAGGTATAAAAGGTAACACCTTCAAAACAATGGTGTTACCCAAAAAAGTTACCGGAAAACCCTTTACTTATATATACTTAGATACAAAGGTAACACGGTAACACGGGTAACACCTATTAACGCGTTTTTTTTTTTTTTTTTTTTTCTGCGTATATATATAGGAAGGCGTTACCCGTGTAACGCCTTCCTTGTTTTTACCACCAATCCCAAGTTATTCCGTGTATCCAAACGAACACGCCGATAACGATAATTGCGGTGATGATCAGGTCCTCATGTTTTTTCATCAGAAGCCAACCATGCTTTGATCTTCCCCTCTAGCTGGTACGCTTTAAAGAAGTTTTCGCAGTATCCGCTGTAGTCTTTATCGCAGTAGCACTCGTCCAGATTATCGCGGGCCATGGTCTGTGCGTCTTGGACCGCGTTGAGTAGGGATTGTGCTTCATCTTTTGATATGTGGATCATCATTGGTTACTCTCCTCGTCCGAACGAAAACAACTAACGTCCCACGACATGACGTGATGTTGGCCGAGGTTGTCTTGGTGATACCATCGACCGAGTGGCCCCTCTTTCCAATCCATACGCGAGAGAAGTATT